TGCTTTACACATGTATGATGCTAAAGATACATCCGCAGTAACATATGATGGAAAAGCCATCGTTACTTTGAATAAATTAGGTCTAGCACCGCCGCCAACTAGTTTGGCCTTCATATCATCTACGCCTAATATTGCCATCTTTAATTACCTCCCGCGATTTCACTAAACTCAACACCAGTACGAGTTGCAATGAAGTTAAGTGTAATGTAGTTAATAGATCTTGCAGGTTTAACATAAATATCAGCAACAAACTTGTTAGTGTCAATAATGTTACCAGTATTATTAGTACCATCACAAACAACCTTAAAGTCCGTAATACCTCTACGACCCTGAACATCTCTCAAGAAAGGCTCAACCATATTTCTAAATTGTGCCCTCGTAAATTCATCATTAAATTCGAATAATGATGCTTTAGATGCTGTACTAATAGCCTTCTCCAATACAATAAACAATCTACGAACATTCAATCTATCGAACGATGATGGTTTTGATTGTAAAGTTTTATCACCAAATAGAACCGTACCAGAACCTGGGAATGTAACAATTGGGTTTACACCTGTCTTGTATAATTCATCCCTTTCGGCTTGATTAGGATTCCATGCTAGTTTAGTAACATTTCGAACATTACCACGAGTAAATCCAGCCGGTGAGAACCAAGGGTCTTGGGTTAAATCAGCGTTAGCTGTTAATCCTGCCATGGAACCTGCCGCGCAAATCCAACGATATACATCATTGTATTTGTCATACACATATAAAGAACTTGAATCTGCAAAACCATAAGATGTATTTCCACATCCTGTTCTCCATGTAGCTACTGTTGTAGCTGGTGCTGCTGCATTTGCTGTAGCTGCTCTCTCTGGTGAGACAAAGCCTACTGCATCTTTTCTTGCTGCCGCTAAGTCAACAATATGCTTACTTAACGTAATGTTCTCCCCTGCACTCAATCCTGAGTATGCCTGGAAGACCAAGCTTACATCTACTGTTTCCGCATCAGCAAATTTAGTATACATAGCAGTATTTTCACCTAGTGTTAATGCATTATCATCTACACCACCAGTTGTCCGAGCAAAAAATACATTTACTTGTGTAAATGCTTTTCCTGCTGCAGAATCGCCAGCATCTGATAATGCTGCTGCATGATTACCTATACGGATCCATTCAGAGTTTGCGTTGACATAATCTTTATAGTATAAAGAAGTGCCATCACTAGATTTTACATCACTTGCTTGACTTAAGTAACTATGTACTTCAAGTACTTCGCCAGCTGTGCCTGTTATAGCACCTGTATAATCTCTGACTACTAGGTGTATTTCATCATTTGAACCACCTACTGCTGCGGCTCCGGCAGAAGTGCCAGGAGCACTTTCTGTCCATGATTTCCAATTTGCAGAACCACTCCACGAACTGGCCAATGTTGCGACTTCCACTGTTAATGCATTACCCAATACACCAGGATGACGGGCCATAACCCAATCAGCTGCTGCAGGTGTTAATGTACTAAAATGGTCATCATTTTTTGCTAGAATACCAGTACCAGATAATGTTGCATTTCTGGCAGAGGTTCCAACAGCTCTGACAACTTTAAGATGGTTGCCATAACTTAAAAATTGGGCGGCCGACAGAACGCTTTCAAACGTTTCTGAATTGGGCTTCCCAAATTTATCTACTAATTCCGTTTCCGACGTTACAGTAGTTATCTCTTCACAAGGACCCCACTGGAATGCTCCAGCCATAGCTCCTATAGTTGACGATGTAGACGGAACGACATTAGTTAGATCGATTTCTTTTACCTGTACACCAGGCGATACTAGAAATGCCATTTATTTCTCCCTTGTCATGTTGTTATAAGTATTCATAATACGGTTTGTTCTCAATATACTTATTTATAAAAATCATCCTCTCCAAACTTTCCACTCCTTTCCAAAAGGATGTAGCTTCTGATCTGCTGGCATATTACCAATCGGGATGACTTCATCTTGTAATTGTTTAACTTTTTCCTTATATAACATATGTTTTAGCTTAACATCAGTTGATTCTTTAAAGAATACTGTGGATGAGAACCAACCAAATAAAACTAAATTCATCATTAAATCATCATTAGAGTTAAAATCTGATTCATATGATGCACCTTTTGCAATAAATGTACTCATTTCTCGTATAGTATCTTCATCATGTATTATTAATTTCTTTTGTTCCATTATATCTTTTATATTAGAACAACCAATCCTTTTAACCTTTCGAGTCATTGTTATACCAATTGCATTAGCTTTAATCATACTTTCTACAAATACATTCTCATATTCTAAATCATAATATAAACCATTACATACTACCTGACCAGCATCATTTGATTCCACTACAACGTATGCCATATTATAATATGTAGCATATTTATATATTACATCAGGGAATAACAAAGGACTCATTGTATTATCTCTAAATACACATACCTGTTCAAATGGATTAACTGTCACATCTATAACAGTAAATGTGGAATAATCTTGGCCTCTTCCCTTTGATACATCCACTGTCATTATATAATTATGGTCTTCAAGTGGTCTTTTGTAAATATTTAAATTATCCCAATAAGCAATAGGTTCACTTGCCCTTAAAGCTAATAAACAATCTGCAGATAGTAATGTATTACCTGTACCATGAAATGAATTTCCAAATTCTTGGTCAAATTGCAATGGGGAAGTGTTTTGAATGGTTGTTTCTTTCCATGCCTCATCTCTTCCTGGTACACTCCACCAATCTACTCTATATGGCTTAAATTCATTTGTATTTTGAATAGCACCTTCATATAGTTTATGGAACATATTACCTATACCATTGGCAGTAGACGTAATAATAACCTTAGATGTTTTACCTCCTGAGATTACAGGATATGTTGAAGTATAAAATTCTGTTGCTTGGTCTACGAATGCAAACTCATCAAGGTATACGAGATTAAGTGACATACCACGAATAGAGCTTGAGGATGTAGCTGATGCTATAAGTCTTGAATTATTTGAGAATGATATAGATTTTTTATTAAGAGATGTACATCCAGGTTGAAGAAAGAATGGAAGACTTTCTAACATAAGAGTAATCCTACCCAACATTTCCCTAGCAATTGTTTCTTTATTAGCGAGGATACCTAATACTTGTTCACCTTTAAATATAGCAAACCATAAAAGATATGCACAAACGGCAATTGATTTACCACTTTGTCTACATGCGAGAACAATATTAAATCTATTATCTTCAAAATGATTAAACATTTCTGCTTGATATGGATATAAATCAAATGGTACTAATCCTTTATCAAGATTAATAATTTTACAATATGTTGTTGCAAAATATACAGGGTCTTTTAAACACTTTTCGTATTCTTTTAATTCCTCTTTAGTCCACGGATGTTCAACGTCTGCTCCTCGGACATTAGGATTTCCTAAATAGTAGTTATGTTCATCACTCATTTGGTAATTCTACAGTCGCGTCTATTATTTTTTCATCACGTAACATCTTCTGTAGTTCGGCTGTCGATCCTATAAATACGTTGTTGGTATCACCTTTATGGGTTAATGCAGGTGTTGATTCTTTATCTTGATCCTTTTTTCTTTTATGAAGTTTAAGAATCTTCTCCCCGATTTCTGCATTATTTTTAATTAGCTGGCCAAGCACTTCAAAAGCTCTTGGATGTTCTGACTCGCGAGCAAGTTCTAACATTAAATCTATTGCTTCATCACCTTGTCCAGCTAAGTTATATAAATTTTGACGGACTTGGTCGTAGTCCGCCTCAACCTTACTTTTCGTGCCAGTCAATGTGTGCTTCTGGATTTTCGTCTCCATGTTCATGGTCATCTTCGTGTTCTTGTGGGTTTTCATAATCTGTATTCCATAATTCCATTACACCATACTTTGTACGGCTTTCATCTTTGTTACCACCTTCATATGGTATAGCAAAATTTTCTTCAATAAGAGTTTGGTTAGCATCTTTACCATTTATCTCAATCGTACCAAGTACTCTTCCAAATTTACCCTTCTCCATATCTTCTGTAACTAAAGTAAATTCACCATCAGTTTCTGCCAATAGCTCAATTAATCTATGTTTAGCAGCAAGTCCCCAAGATTTCTCTTGTAAGTTTCTTGTTCTGCTTTCAGGTGTATCTATACCCATTAATCTAATTCTATCTCTCATGAATACAGAAAAACCTAATTCTATATCTGCGTCAATGGTATCTCCATCAACCACCCTTACTAAGCGTGCGTTAAATCTAAACATTTAATTCTCCTCTAATCTTCTACGTCAAAAAAGTTAATCGTTTCAGTGTATGGTTCTTTAAAACCACCAGCACCGTCAGATGTTGTTGTACCTACTATCTTTTGTTGCTCAAATTTATGAGTAGTAGGATCAACATTCTCTGAATAATCAACTTCTGTTTGGAGAATTTGTTTGCTCTTACCTATACCTCTATAATAACGAATACGAGTTGAGAAACCTAAAGTATAAACAATAGCTCTCCTCGTAACTAAATCACCCTCATAATCATCATTAGTATCGACACTCTCCAATATAATTGGAGTGTCAGTTGTGATATCCATTGTAGGGATATCTTTTATTGTTACTGTATATTCCGGTTGAAACATTGGTAAAATCTGTTCTAATAGTTGTAATGCTTCGTCTTGGCTCTTAGCCATGATATTTAACTCAAATCCAATCTTATATACTGCAGGAGCACCTAATTTATTTAGTTGTAATGTGTCCCCTGTTATAACCTTTGTATAATTCTTATGTTTTGATACTCTCGCATTTGAATCATATTCAAATGAGTTAATCTCAAATGACATCCTTGGAAGCTTAAGAGCTATATTAGGACCAGTTGTTTGTTCATTTAAACGTGCAAGAACCTTAGTTCGTGGTGCATAACCTAAAGGAACTTTAATCTTTTGTAGTATCTTACCACTAGAATCTTTTTTAACGACTTCCATATCATTAAATATAGAACCAAATACAGATACCATACGCCTAGTACTTTCATTGTAATAATGATTTTCAAACATTATGGGTCTCCAAATGGATTACTTTCAGTGAAATCTATAACAGAATCACCAGCGACTTCGAATTCATCATTATCAGCAAATGGGTCTTCGTTATAGAATGTTTTCTCATCGCCACTTTGGTCATCTGTAATATTTTGTGATGTTCCAGATTCTGTACCAACTAATCTTTGATTAGCATCTGCATCAACAAAGAATGACTTAAATGTACCATCACCATTTGTACTTTGATGTGGACTAATGATTGTTACTCTATTAACGCCATTACCTTCCCAATTAGAAACATAACCTTCAACATTAATTGGGTCACCACTACCATCATTTGACCCAGTCCATTGTGTTACTAATTCACCAACAGTATATGCAACTGCACCATTAACAATATAACTATATGATGTAGCATTCTTCCATTCTATTTGGTCTATCTCATCCCAACCAGTGTCAAAATGCTGGTCATTGTATTCAAATAACTCAGCTGTTAGTGTATAACTTGGGAGGTCTGCTAATTGATAGAATGGTGATTTAGGTTCTACATATTTAATCTCAAATAATCTTTGAGTCATTGTCATATATATTAAATCACCTTCGGCTGGTTTACCTTTAGGTGTATATCCAATACCTGTAGCATCAAGGTTAACACCTACTGTTTGCTCCCAACGGCGTTTAGTTACTACAAAGTCTGCTTGGTCTCTAATCTCTAAACCAAATTTACCTAATAGATTACCATCACCTTCAAATCCTTCAGCATTCTCTAAATACATTTCTACAGGGAAAGCCATAGTATATTGATTCCACTCTTCATTTAATAATTCATCCTCAGATACTCTCTGACGTGGAAGATATACTACATCTTGTCCAAATATTTTAATGGACTCAGTAACAAGGTCTTCATACAAATCTTGTTCGGATTTTACTGCGCCGCTAAAATATACACTAGTTGCCATTCATTACCCCATTAAAAAGTTGTCTGGCATTGCCCAGCTCAATCTACATTCTTCTTCTAATTCCCTAATTTCTTCAATGGCATCTTCAAACATTTGTCTGCCATTCATTGTTATACCACCTGGGAGTTGGAAGCCGTCAAACTTCATCATGTTTGCACCCCATTGCCTTTTAATCAATGCTGTAAGGTATTTCTTTAAATATAAATCATTATACACATCTGTATAAGTATCTGGTGCTAAAATAGTATTAACTTCTAATACAATATAATCTCCTGCTTCTAAATCGCCAAAGCCTTCATCCATATGAACTCTATTCATATGTCTACTAAATCTTATATGCTCAACATTATTTAAGCTAAACTCAATTAAAGATAAGTTTTGAAGTCTTTGTTCGTATGTTTGAATTTGTGCTGCAGCACCTTGAATCATGAATACATCGTTTAATCTCATATGATAACCCATATCAAATAATGAATCACCTGATGATTGACCACCTCTTAACATTCTCATTACTGATGTAATATTATCACTAACCGTAATATAACTATTAGTTATATCAGTTGCAGTAAGTTGATGTTTTAAATAATCGCGAACAACTGCATCAGAATGAAATTCTTGATAGAATTGTAATGCATCATCTGTACGATCTTCAATTTGGTCTTCGTCTACGTTAATTTCAATAACTGGAGCACCTAAAGCTCTTAAGCAATGGTCTTGTAATGTAGATCTTGTAGTTGGTTTAGCCATATCATTTCCTCTTTATATAGTACTTATTTATATAAAAGTGGATTTCTTTTAATGTATTTGGAAGAATTTATCAATTCTAGTTTGAGTTGCGATGTCAGTATCAACAATTTTTGTTATATTACCATCTTCTTGTTCCCAGACAACTACCTCTCCAGTTTTATCAAAACCAACCCAAACTATTGGGCCTTCCGAATTATCATCATCATATAATTGAAGTTTAATTGTCTTTGTTTTTAATTCATCTCTAATATCTTTTTTATTTAAAGCAGCATGGAATGTACCTTTACCTTGTTGAATTAAATCTTTAAATGCTTCTGTAACAGTTTCACCCTCAAATATCATATCAAAAACTTGATATAATGCATTACCACCATTTATAAGAATAAATTCACCCCAACCTAAATCATCATCAGGATTCCACCAATTATATTCTTTATAAAAGAATGAACCAACATATCCTTTTAAATAATTAAAATATCTTTCATCATCAAGCTGTGTTGAACTGCTACCCCTTCCATACATTGGTTCATATATTCTCTTTATAGCAAAATATATTGAATTTTTTTGTTTTGCAGATAAAGTTTCTAATATATTTTTTACTCCAATACCACCAGATGCCATATGATGATTATTTTTATATATTTCTTTTGCAGCTGCTACATCTCCTTTAGCTAACTGTACAAAGTTATAATCTTTAGAATTCTTACCATGAAGGTGAACAAATGCTAAAGCTACTACCTGGTCATATGTTAATGCATCTAAATCATTTTTATGGTCATATCCACCACCAATTGTTACACCTAAAATTTCTTCAGGTTGAGTTTTATTCTTCAAATCCCAAAGCCAATCAGGCAAATGCATTTTAGTACCACCTATTAATTTGTCACTATTAATATATCCACGTGGTTGCCAATCTCTTCTACTTAAAATAGAACGAGAATTAAATTTTCTAATATGATAACTATATCGCTCTACAGCCGTTGCAACACTCGCCTCAGTAAATTGTACATAACCATAAGCAGTATTGCCTTCAATTCCTGGTGATGCATCTTTTTTCCAATCAGATTCTACTCCTACTAATTCATCCATTAACCATTTTACATTACCTGCAAATGCATCAAAATCAAATGCAGCTATTGCAGCTTCATCTAATCCATGAGTGAATTTAACACCTCTTTGGTATCTTAATATTTCATCATACACTATCATAGTAGCTTCAGTCAAATATGACCCTTGCTGTTCTTTTAAATTATTTTTAGTATAGTACGCACTAGTACTATCACTAGATGGTATTGCTAGTTTATTTATTGTATTTAGTTGGGGTATTGTTTGCAGAGCCATAATTAAAACTCCTGGCCTATGATTTCTTCCTAGTAGGCGTATTCCTTCGTTGATTAACATCTTTGGCATCGATACCCATCTTAGCGGCATCGCCATATTTTTTCATAGTCTTTATTAAATAAGCTTGTTTCCTAGCACGTCTTTGAGCAGGACTTACTTCATCAATTGATTCTTGACCAGCCCAATGAAATGTCTTTGGATTAATATTTAATACCTTCATATGCTTCGTAATGATTTTACGAGCATCCCCTTTAGGGTTTTTCTTACCAGCATCACCAAGATCGTCATACAATGAATCATCACCAATAAAGGGTTCTATTGAATCAATAGCATCTCCACC